CCAGTCTGGATCATTCTTGTGGCGTTGCTTGGGTGGTTATTGCCAACACCAACGCAGATGGGATTGGCTTTGTGGTCAGCGTTTTTGTGGTTGACCGCGCCGATCAGTCGTTTAGGAAGGCGTGGCGGGGGGTAAATCAACGTGCCGCGTCCAATGGGCGGCTTTGTTGGCCCCAGTATGTAGCCCGACACTTCAATCTGGCCCCCTGCACGATTTACCGCACCAAGCGATCAATATCACTTCTGGCGATCCCGATGTCGCGCAGTTCATAATCTGTCATGCGATGTAAGTGTAGGCGGTCAATTTCACGCTGCGCTGCGGCCATGCGTGCTTTGATTAGTGCGTTTAATAGTGTCTTGAATAGTGTCATTGCGTGCATCCATCTGTATATACGGCGATGGATTTATATCATGCATGTTGTGACATTTGTTATGACGTTTCATCATTGCCGATATGCTCCAATGCGTGGTGGCGACGATGACAGTTTGCGCACAACACTTGGCACTTCTTCATTTCTTCATAGGCTGCGCCGAAATAACCGTCGCGGATTAGTTCGTTCACGCGTCGATTGTCTGGTGATCGCACAACGTGGTGGAAATCCAGTGCGTCTGGGTGTTCATCGTATCCGCAGCGTTCGCATTTTAGCGTTGCTTTATAATCTCGATATTCTTGCATCTTCTTTCGCTTATTTGCGTAGACGCGTTCTTTGACCTTGGCCTTATTTTCTTGGTAATATTTCTTTCGATATTCTGCGTTGTATTGCTTTTGCTTTTCTGGGTCTTTGTACGGCATGGCACAGTCTTATTGTTGGCTGCGCGGAGTATATCACACTTTATGTAAAATAAATAATTGACATGCTATTAGTGTGCTATTAACGTGCTAGGTGTCAGATGGAGGAAAAACAATGGCAAACGAAATGAAGATCGCCACACTGGAAGGCAGCATCAAACGCCACTTTAACGATATTACGTCGTTGCAAGAACGGTATGGCACAAGCATTCGCCCATCTTGGGTGGGTGAAGAAATCGGCATTCTATGGGCGCAAATCAAGCGCATTGAAAAGCAAATTGAGGAATTGAAGAATGACTAAATCAGATTATGCAATTCTAATCATCTTTGGCGTTATCGTAACGCTTGCGGCACTTAACATTGAAAAACTTATGGTGGTATAAAATGATGCACGAAAATGACCTTGACCGCTTTGTCATAAATCGCAGTGAAACTGATAAAATCATAAGGCGCATCCGTCGCAAGGTGGAAATCATGCGCATGGATCAGAAGTCATCTGGATCGACACGCTATCACGATAGTAATGAAATCCTTACCTTGTTGGACATGTTGGAAAGAAAGTTGGGGATCAAATGAGGTACGGAAGCGTGTGCAGTGGTGTGGAAGCCGCCACAGTTGCATGGCATCCGCTTGGGTGGGAACCGCAGTGGTTCAGTGAGATCGAAAAGTTCCCATCCGCAGTGTTATCGCATCACTATCCAGATGTCCCAAATCTTGGCGACATGACCAAATTCAAGGAATGGCCAAATGACAGATCAATCGACCTTCTTGTTGGGGGAACCCCATGTCAATCGTTCAGCGTCGCGGGACTTCGCAAAGGATTGGATGATCCACGCGGGAACCTCATGCTCACCTATCTTGCCATTGCTGCACAATATCAGCCCAAATGGTTGGTCTGGGAGAACGTCCCCGGTGTCTTGTCATCTAACAGAGGACGGGATTTTGGAACCTTCATCGGGGCGTTGGCAAAACTCGGGTATGGGTTTTCATGGAGATGCCTTGACGCTCAATACTTCGGAGTGGCACAGCGACGCAGACGTGTGTTTGTTGTCGGATACCTTGGAGACTGGCGACGTGCCGCAGCGGTTCTATTTGAGCGTGAAAGCCTGTCAGGGCATTCTGCGCCGCGCAGAGAGGCGCGGGAAGAAGTTGCCGGATACACTTCGTCTAGCTTTGGAGCATACGATAAAGGTGTCGGGACAGTCAGAGCCGCCGGGGGAGACTTAGGCGGTGGATCGGAAACGCTTGTGGCCAAGTGCTTGACGAGCCGTGTCGGCAGCGCATATGACGCGCAATCAGAGCAGTTCGTGACAGAGCAAAAATCTGTAAATACGATCACAGCATCATATGGCATGGGTGGCGTGGATCACGAAACCAAGCCACTTGTGTATGGTAAGCCAGTAGCGTTCCCCGCGGAAATGAGCGGCACGCAAGCTGCATCAACGGCAGAACTATCGCCAACGCTTTCGGTGGGCCACACGACTGCGGTGGCAATACAAGCGCAAGCATTGAAGGAAAAGCAGCCCAAGTCGCAAGGATTTGGCATTGATGAAAGTGGGACATCTTACACGCTAACCGCGGGTGATCGCCATGCCATGCAATATGGTCATCAAGTGCGCCGACTAACGCCTATTGAATGCGAACGCTTGCAAGGCTTTCCAGATAATTACACGCGCATTTCGTGGCGCAATAAATCACCAGATGATTGCCCGGATGGGCCGCGGTACAAAGCAATGGGTAATTCTATGGCCGTGCCAGTGATGCGCTGGATCGGTGACCGCATTAACTTAGTGGAAGGAATACAATGATCAAATGCAATGAAGAAACTTGGCTGCGTCACATCGATGTGATCATTCAGTACGCCAAGCATGAAACCAAAGAAGCGCAAAAGCGATGGGGTGGGCCAAACGTCTTGGCGATCACCAGCCGTGAAGCGTGCATTGAAAACGGAAAGAAAGGTGGCCGACCAAAGCATGGCGCGAAGAAGCCAAAGACAAAGCGCGTCGCACTGATGCTTGAAATGCTGAATGAACAATTTCCGCTAAACGACATCGCAAAAGAGCTAGGTGTCACACGCGAAGCGGTAGACAGCGCACGACGCAGATATGGAATTAAATATGCAAAATGAACTTAAACAATTGAACGTGCGGGTGCGCGAAGATGTTGCGCAGCAGTTGCGCGAACTGTCCGAACAGGAACGCATCAGCATGTCATCACTGGCAGAAAAAGCCATCAAAGAATATGTGGAGCAAAAGCGCAATGGTGAATAGTAGAGCCAAAGGCGCACAGTTCGAACGCAGCATCGCCAATTACCTGACGGATGAACTTTGTGGTGCTAACGAGAAATTCGTGCGCGACTTGGAGCAATACCGGGAAGGCGATCACGGCGACATTGTTGCGCAAGGTATGCCCAACTTTCCATTCATCATTGAATGCAAGCGGTATAAGTCAGGCGACGGAATGCGCCCAGACTGGTGGGGCCAAGCCAAACGCGCAGCCACACGCGCGGACAAACTGCCATGCGTGATCTACAAGTTCGATCACCGCGATGTGCGTGTGGTCGTGCCACTGAACGCAGTCATGCGCGAACAAGACGACAATGGTTTCGTGGCGGTCTTGGACTTGGAAGGCTTTGTTTATTTAATCAGGGAGATGATGTGATGCGCACTGACGCACTATCAAATGAAGAATATCACGCACACAAGGCGATCAGTTCGTCAGACGTGAAAACAGTCGCAACTAAATCACTGGCGCACTGGAAAGGTCAAGAACGCCACGAAACGCCCGCACTGACGTTGGGAACTGCATTTCACGACATCACACTAGAAGGCGGGGAAAACACGCTGTGTGGGCCAGAAAACCGACGCGGAAACGCATGGAAGGAAGCAGAGGCAGAAGCCAAAGCGGAAGGCAAGGTTCTACTAACGCAAGGCGATTATGGAATTGCCAATGCAATGTCCGAAAGTGTAATGCGTTTGCCGCGCATTGCAGAATTAATTGACCACAAAGGCGCGGTGAAAGAAGAAAGCATTTTCGTGAAATGCCACCAGACAGGTTTGGAACTACGTTGTCGCCCGGACTTATACATCGAAAGCGAAGGCATCATCTTGGACTTGAAAAGCACAGTTGATGCATCACCAAATCGTGGTGGCTTTGAAAAAAGTTTCTGGAACTTTGCCTATGACCTACAGGCGGCGTTCTATCGCTATGTGCTTGTTCTGGAAGGCATACCAATTGAAAAGGTGCTATTTGCTTGCACCGAAAAGCAACCGCCATACGCAAGTTGCTTGTTTGAAGTTTCTGACGAGGTGCTTGACTATGCGCATCATCGCATGATCAATGTATTGCACCACATCAGGGAAGCGGATGAACGAAAAGCCTACGGAACAGGCTGGCCATCCGTAAACGTCATTCAATTACCTGAATGGCTTCAATCAAAGTGAAGAAAGGATCACTCAAATGAAACACACCATTAAACACGTCGAAGCATTATGGCCGCGCATCAATCAGACATATAAGTTTGACAGCGTTGAACGTCGGTCAGTTCCATGCACACCGCAAGATCAGAATGCAGCATATGAACTGTCATTCAAGATGACTGAAGGTCAGGCGAAAGAACTTTATGCCGATATGATGAAGGCATATGCCGCCAAGCGTGAACCATCGTGGCCAGAAAAGATCGCAATGCCATTCAAGAAAGATACGCAAGACGGCATGGAAACTGGGTGCTTCATTGGCAAGTGCAAACTGAAAGGCGCATATAACGGTGAAGCAACGCCGAAGCCGAAACAGTATGACCGGGACGGTTCGGGCTTGGCAGAGGATTTCATGCTGACCACTGGATCGAAGGTGAATATCGCAGTCACTTTCGTGCCATACAACATGCGCGAAGCTGGCGTTTCACTGCGTCTGCGTGCGGTTCAGGTCTTGGAATACAAGGAAATGGAAGAACGCAATCCATTCGAAGCGGAAGGCGCACCAGTCGCATCATCTGCACCAACATCGCCTGTTCCGTCTGGTGAAGTTGATCCGTTTGGTTTACCGTCAACATCGCCCGCGCCTGCACCTGCATCAGCGGACTTTGAGGATGAAATTCCATTTTAGAAAAAAAAGATGCCCCGGGTTGAGGAAGGCCCGGGGCAAGTCAGGGAGAAATAAGGTCAAAACAAATGAACCATGGGGAAATATTATCAGATGGGTCAGAATAAACAACACATTATTGCGTACTGGAACGAATGGGCGCACCAAATAATCGACGCTTATGACATGAAAAAACATGCAGTCGATGAATATAAAGGCAGTTGCCCAGTGTGTGGTGGCCATGATCGTTTCCACATCAAGAACATGGATGGCGTGGTCAGGCATCATTGCCGCAAAGGATGCGACTTTGCCGAAATCAATAAGCAGTTGCAAAAGGTCGCATGTTGGCCAACGCAACAATCAGAACCACCACGGATTGAGATCGACAACGTGGTGAAGTTCGATCCAGAGCCAAAGTCAGGATTATACCACGAACGCAAAGGTGTTGAACTATTCAACGCCAAGACGCAAGGTGATCTGGTCGTGGTTCCCATTTACAGCCCAGAAGGCAAACTTGTTGGCAAGCAAACCATCACACCTGATGGGCAGAAGCGGTTCAGCAAAGACATGGCCAAGGAAGGCGCGTGCAACGTCGTGAATGGGCCAGTGGGTGATGTTTGCTATATTGCCGAAGGTTGGGCCACAAGCGCATCCGTCGCGCAGTCTATGGGCAAATGCTGCATCTTCGCACTGGACAGCGGGAACTTGCCCAAAGTTGCGAAGGCGATGCAAGAAAAGTTCCCGGACACAATATTCATTGTGGCGGCAGATAACGACGAACCCGGCATGAAAGCGGCAATCGCCACTGGACTGATGTGGAAAGCACCACGACGCAAAGGTGCGGACTGGAACGATGTGATGGTGCAAGAGGGCGCACAAAGCGTCAAGAAGCAACTGGGCAGCATCAAAAAGCCAAAGCCATTGTTTGTGCCGCTTGGTGATTTGGAGTTCCGCAAACCGCAGTGGATCATTGATGGGCTATTAGAACAGCACAGTTTCGCGGTTTGCTTTGGCGCACCCGCTGCGGGCAAAACATTCGTCACACTCGATATGGCGTTAAGCATCGCCACAGGCAACGCATTCCATGAACACGATGTGAAGCAAGGTGCGGTGTTCTACATTGCCGGGGAAGGCCACAATGGTTTCGCCAGACGTGCTGCGGCATGGTCAAAAGAACGTGGCATCAGTCTGAAAGGCATCCCATTCTTCAAGTCGAATAGCGCGGTGATCTTCACCGATGAAGATGCTGTTGATCGCATGGTGGATGTTATCGACCAGATGGTGGATCAACATGGCAATCCGGCGTTGATCGTCATCGATACACTGGCGCGGGCAATGGGTGCAGCGGATGAAAACAGCACCAAAGAAATGGGCGCGTTTGTTTCCGTCGTGGACGAAATTCGTGATCGATATGAAACAACGATCTTGGCGGTGCATCACACTGGGCATGGCGCGAAGGATCGTGCGCGTGGATCGTCTGCGCTATTAGGTGCGGTGGATGCAGAATTTAAGGTGGAGAAATGGGGCGAAAATAAAGTGGAAGTCGCGTTCACCAAGATGAAAGATGCGACCACACCAGAGCCGCTGAACTTCATTCACAAGCCAGTTGATCTGGTGGATGCGGACATGGAAGAAGCGCATTCAGTGGTGCTTGAAAAGATCATGGACAGCCGTGGGGATGGGTCAAACGAAAGCCGGGTGGAAGCGGCGATCAAGGAAGAAATGGAGCGAATGGTGGAGAGAACAGGCCAAGAATGGCTGTCCAGAACTGAGGTTAAGGCCAATGTCGCAATTGACCTTGGTGTGTCCCAAAGGACAGTGGATAGGACAATCAAGAACATGATTGATGTCCAAACAATATCATATGAAAACAAGAAGTTAGCCATTGCTTGGACAAGTTAGGACAAGTTTTGGACAAGCCATCTGTCCAAAGGTTAAGTTTTGGACAGACAGGACACACACCTAAAGGTGTGTCCTATGTCCAAAAACGCAGGATGACCAAAGTGACCATTGAAGAAAAATTACAGAAGATTACCGATCTGGTGGAGTTAGAAGGTTTCGCAAATCGGCGCAGATATTTCCCGACGGTTAGACCGTGGCGACCAGATGAAATTGTGCTGATCCAGAAGCGCAAGTTCGAATTGCAATGCGTCGAACATGTGGTGACTGATCAAATGCGTCGTCAGGCTGACGCAGAGGCCCGCAGAATGGGCAAACTGAAAAATAGCATATTAGGTGGCGCAGGGAACCAAGCGGGATTTCTCGCGGAAATTGTCGTGGCGGGTCACATTGGTGCGACGATCAAACATTCATATGATTTCGACATGGTGCTTGGCAACGTGCAGATCGATGTGAAAAGCGTGCTGTCCAATAAGCCACCGCGGTGGGACTTCAATGCGTACATCAACGGATACTACAAGCAGAAGTGCGACTGGTACGCTTTCGCGTACGTTTCATATGACTTGTCACGCGCGTGGTCAGTTGGATATTATCCATCAAAGCAGTTCTTCGATGACGCGAAGTTTTACGCAGCCGGGACACCAGATGAAAACAGCCCACACGTTTGGAAGCAAGACGCATACGTCATGCCGCTATGGAGATTGAAAGGAAAGATTGATGAAGCCGTTTGAACTATCAGACGAACCAACGCTGATCAGTTTCAGTGGTGGGCGCACCAGTGGGTTCATGCTTTATCAAATCTTAAAGGCGTGTGACTGGGAGTTGCCACCGAAGTGCAAAGTGGTGTTCGCAAACACTGGGCGCGAAATGCCGGAAACGTTGGACTTTGTTCGGGACTGCGAAGAAAACTGGCAAGTGGACATCACTTGGCTTGAATACCGGAAAGAAAAGCCGAAGTTCGAACGCGTGGTGTACACCAACGCAAGCCGCAATGGTGAACCATTCGAACAAGTCATCGCAAGCAAAGCTGGGAATAGGTTTCTGCCAAATCAGGCAATCCGTTTCTGCACGCAAGAAATGAAGGTTCTGACGATCAAGCGTTATTTGGTCAGTCTTGGTTGGAAGCGTTGGGTCAACACAGTGGGCATTCGTGCAGATGAAGCGCGGCGGGTGAAGCCGTCAAAAGATAAGCGTTGGGAGAACTGGTTTCCGCTGTATGATGCGGGCATCGGCGTTGCTGATGTCAATGACTTCTGGCGCAAACAGCCATTTGACTTGAAGGTGATGAAAGGCGCGGGGAACTGCGATGGATGCTTCTTAAAGTCAGAAGCGACACTGGCGGCGATGTGGCGTGAATATCCAGATCGGATGCAATGGTGGTCAGATATGGAAAAAAAGATTGATAGCACATTTCACAAAAGTCGATCATATGAAGAACTTGGTGAATTTGTTGACAGGCAGGGTGACTGGATATTTGATGATGAAGCGTTCCTATGCCAAGCAGATGATGGAGAATGTACAGGATGAACAGAAGTGACATTTTGAAAGAAGCCGGGGAACTGATCAGCACCGAACGTGCGAAGCAATACGGCGACGCGCGTGAAAACTTTGATCGCATCGCCACGTTGTGGTCTGCGTATCTTGGTGTGGATGTCGATGCAGTTGACGTGGCTGTGATGATGAACTTGCTAAAGTGCAGCCGTTTGGCGTATCAACGGAAAGATGATAGTTTCATCGACGCAGCGGGATATATGGCACTGGCGGCAGAACTTGCAGATTGTTCCGAAGGCGATTGATGTGCTAGACTGGGAATATATCATGGAGGCTATGCCAATGCTTGCAGTCGTAAATTTCCCAGAATACACCGAAGAAAGCGAAACAGTGGAAAAGCTAGAAGATGAAATTGATGCGTTATTTGACTACATGGATGAGCGTGTAGAGCAAGGCGCAAGCGCAGCGGAAATCACAATGGCGATGGCACTGGTGCTGAAGATGATAACAGAAACAGAAGGCAATTTAGAAACGGTACACTGATGGCGATTGCATTTAAATTCAAATCCAATTCCAAAAATGTGAACGCGAAGATGTCCAACATGGTCGCGGTGCAGATGCCATTTGCAATATCGAAGGCGTTGAACGAGACAGCTAAGACACTTGTGGCGAAGAACAAGCAAGACATGCGCATGATCTTTGATCGGCCAGTGCCGTTCACATTGAACGCATTCTATTTCCGTTATGCGAAGAAAGGTCAGACATCCGTCACCATACGCAGAAAAGACAAACAGGTCGGCAGGCACTACTTGGAAGTGCAGGAATATGGTGGGCTAAGGCCACAAACAGGAATGGAAAAGACATTCGCAATGAACCTTCCATATTCAGGAATATTGCGTCACATTACCCCAACCAAGGCGGCACCTAAGAACAAGCATGGGAATATGTCCCCGGGCTTCAGGAACAAGATGATGTCAGCGATGCAGGTTGCACGCGATCCGACGCAGCGCAGCAAGACAAGAGGCAAGCAATACTTTGTGCCTGCATCAACGCACCCACTGGGACAAGGAAAGCGTGCTGGTGTTTACATGCGGAACAGTGCGGGTAACGCCAAGAAGATGCTTAACTTCATTGACCGCGGGATCAAATACAAACCGAAGTTAAAGTTTGGGTCACGCATGAACCGATATGGCCGCATGGTCTACCCACGAAAGTTCCAAGCAGCGATGAAACTTGCATTGTCCACAGCGAGGTTGCGATAATGCCACAGTCAATAGGTTCTTCTGGCTATATGCCGTGTGCGGGTAATTCGGAC